CTGCGCCTTCCGTTCGGTCTCAAAGAGCATCTTCTGTCTGCCGCAGTCGGGGCAGAATATTCTATGAGTAGGTTTCATGATTCGTTCAATTCGTGGTCTATCTCATTCCGTCAATAAATTCGTTGAGTGCGTTGGTGGCATCCTTGTCGCCCTTGTCCTCCGGCTTCGCTGCCGCCTTTGCCGCCGTGCCGCCCAGAGCCTTGGCGTAACTCAGGCACAGCATCTCCTGCTGATAGAGCAGACCGCAGAGGGGGTGCTGCTTGCGGATGGGGAAGCCAGATGTGTTGTTCTCGAAGATCGTGACACCATCCTTCAGGATTTCTTCACGATATTTGTCGCGCACCTCCAGCGCATTGGCATAGTTGCGGATGGTGAGGTTCAAGTGGTCGGGCACTTTCCCGCCATGATCTGCCTTGACCTGTGCCCTGATGTCCTTCAAATATGTTGCTGCTTTTGCCATAATTACCAACCTTTTATGTCGTACAACGTTTCGAGCGCATTGTCTATTCGGCTAATGCTACCACCACCTACTGAGCGGTACTTCCTGAAGTCACGGCGACCAATACGCAACAGGTCGCCCACAGTCTTGATATTGTTGCTCTCGAATATCTTTCCGAGCCTTACACCATAGCCTGGGTCGTAGCCATCATATCCGACGTGGGAGAGAATGACAGCCACGGGTGCAATGTCAACATTGTCGGGCCACCATCGGTCGGGGTCTGCCTTTGGTTCAAGCTGTGCGACGCGTGCCTTCAGTTCGTCACGCTCCTGCTCAATCTCCAGGTATTCGTCACGCATCTTGTCGGCCCACTCCCTTCGCTCGTCGAGTAACTTCATGAGCCGTTGGATTTCAGAGCCCTCATCCTTCCAGTGCATAGGCTGTGCGTCGTTGGCGTAAATGATACCCTCCACGTCTTTGATGTTAAACAAATACCCTTCGTCGCCATAGATATGCACCTGGGCCATCTTTTTTTCGTGCTCAACCATCGTGACCGCCTTGTCGTTGATGAAGCGGTCGCCATTCTTTGTCTTTACAATAATCATAGTTCCTGTTATTTATGAAATTTGATTTGTAACTGTAGTGTGCATTCGTAGGGGATGCGGCAGTCGTTGAATGTCTGGGTACTGATGCCGAGTTTGCGCCCAGGCAGTTGCATCCATGAGTGCCAACGGTTGTCGCATGGCCGGTGCCAGGGATGGTTGGTGTCCTTCTGACTGGCGCGTACCTTGGTGCCGCGCTGTGTCAGTGCCTCCATCGTCCCGCAGCAGACGTGCGTCTCTTTCGAGTTCTTTGGGCGTGCCACGTACTTCGGCACCAGTCCGAGCAGCGGACACTCGGCGCAGCAGTCGGGTTGCTCCGGCGGCAGCTGAATCTGTACGATGTTTCGCTTCGGCATAATCTTTTTTGTTTTAAGTGGTAAATAATGTTTTGCTATGGTTCGCACCTCAAAGGTGGTGGCCTCATTCCCGGACAGACCTCCGTAAATGGTTGGGAAAAAGTACCCTCCCCAAAATGTACTGTGTGGATAAAAGAGAGGGCAAGGGGATTTCGGAATCGGAAGGCCCCTTCAACTAAAACGACCCGCGCGGGTTCATGAGGTCGGGTCATCATCGCCTTTCGGTATGACGAAGCGACTCATCAGGTTGTCAGCCCATCGGTCTTGCCTTGCCTCGGCTCTTGCCTTCACCACCTTGGCCGTGTTGCTGCCCAGCTCCTTATGGATGCGGGCATGACAGGCGAAGCACAGAGCACGCAGATTATTGACATCGAATGCCAACCGCTTCATATCGTCCTTGGTTCGGGCTGTCTCGATGGGCACCACATGATGCACACAGCGGGCAGGTGTTACAATGCCCTCCTTCAGACACTCCTCGCACAGTCCGTTGGTGCTCCTGAGTTTGGCAATGCGCAACTCCTTCCACTCACGGCTGTTGTATATCTCGGTCTTGTCCTTGGCTACCTTGTCGCTGACCCCTCGCCAGTTACTCCGCTTACGTTGTCCGCTCATATCATTACATGCTTTCGGGTCGCGTCTATCATCTTCAGCAATTCACCGATGCGCTTGCCGTCCTTGCTGTTGCGCTTCTCGACGGCAGCGATATACCGTCGGCATTTCTTCAGGCAGTCGTTTATCTCTGCCTGTGCCCATCCCGCGATGAAGTAGTCACGGCTCTCGTCAACCTCGGTGTCACGTCCGATGATGTCATCAGCCGCTATGCCGTCGATGCTTGCCCCGTCGTTGTAGTAGAGCTTGCTGCCAGCATGTTCCACATAGAACTCGTGCGTAGTCATCACGTCTTCATCGTCAACGAACGGGTCAGTCTTACCAATGTAGATGGCACGGCACCCGTCACGTGTCTTGAATATGTCGCCAAATGCGGCACGCGCAAACCTTGGATATAATGTTGTGTCACTCATACGCTAATACTCTTGATCGAATGGTTTGAATCCTAACTCCTCTTCTTTCGCCCGCTCTTCGAGGTCGGCCAGATACTTGTCGGCCTGTTCGCCGTAGGGTTTGAGGTCGGGCGTGTCGGTGGTGGTCGCATCGTCTTCGTCGAAGCGGATGCGCTGCTGACTGTTGGCCAGTGAGTCGGGTGTGCGGTGCGGCTTGCGCTTGTGCTTCTTGCCGTACTCGATGGCTCGCCCGAAGTCGTGGAAGTTGCCGACCTGTGGCAGTTCGTCAGCGTCCATCTGGTTGAGGTGGTCGATGAGTTGCGCGTCGCACATCATGGTCAGCGTCTCGCGCAGACTATCTGTCCCGTAGGCCACGCCCACCTGCCGCAGTTCCTTGTAGAGTCCCTTCATGGCGACCTCGGCGACGCGCTCCAGTATGTCATCGACACAGAGCGTCATCGTCGGTGTCTCGCCCGGCAGGAACGGCTTGTCAATCATGGCGAGGCCAAAGCCTTGCTTGGGTTGCTTGCCGTCGTGCTGCTGTAGTACGAGGATCACCTGTGCCACGTCCATCGTCGCCGTAGGGTTGCTGAATGAGAAGGCTTTGTTCCAATCGGCATCCATCTTCAGCATGTGGAGCAGGGCTTGCATCTGTGGCGGTACGGGGCCGTTCACCTTGGCCGTCTCGATGATGAACTCCAAGACGAGTTGCATCAGGCCGTAGATGTCCGTCCCTCGCGCCCGGCAGATGATGTTCAGCAGCTCCGCCACCCACAACGGTACTTTCGTGCTCACGTTCTTCACACCAGCGTTCTCCTGGCTATTCTGTTCTCCTATCATTGTCTATCTCAATTAGTTGATTTATCAAAGGATTTTCGCTTATTATCTCGCCAACAGTCCTAACACCATCAATATTGGAAGTTGGCGGTATAGGTCTGTGTTTCTTGCCAGGGTATGCACGCCGAAGGGTTTCTCGCCACTCACGGACTCGCGGGTCGCGCAGTTCGACGGGATCAAGGAATGGCTCGTCGGAGTGCCATATCTCGGTGATGATGTCGCCTATCTTGACGGGTTCCTGCTTAGGTTCTTCCTTGCGCGGCTTGTCGCCGGTGCGCATCATACGGATGGCGATGTCGGCCACGTCAGCCTTGTCACCATCCTCCTCACGCCAACAGGTGTCGAAGAAGTGGGTATATACCCGGCATAGGTCATAGCCCAGTTTGTCGGCCACCTCCTGCCACGCCTCGCGCCCGTCCTTGTCGGGCCACAGCCAGATGGTTCGCCCTTGGTCGATGAGCGGCTGAAGGCTGTCGAGTTGCAAGTGCTTCAGACCGCCGCAAGCCAACCACAACTGGGTGTCGGGGTCGCCGTAATAGTTCGCCATGATGATGGCAGTCTTCTCTGATTCCACGATGTTCACCACGGCCTTCGGATGGCTGTTCAGCAGATGGGAGCCAAAGAGGGGCTTGATGATCTCGTGATTGTCGGGGTCAAGTGATTGTCGGCATCCGTCCTGATTGTATATCCATCCGGGGTGCTGCGTTTTGTCGCGGTGACCGTCCAGGAGATACTTCATCAGTTTGGCAGCGCGAGGTATGCCGTTGTGGTCTATCTGCCAGAACACGACGCGACCATCCTTCCAACCGCCTACGCAGTACATCCACAATGTCTGTTGGAGTCGTGCCCGCTGCTCATCATCCCACGGCAGATGTTTCAGCCAATAGATGAAGAGCGTCTGGTCGCCGCCTATCTCCATCGTGCGACGGACATACGACCTCGGTATCTCCAGCACGGGCAATGGTGCGGGCTTCGGTCGAGGTGGCGGTGGCGTGTAGTTCAGCGGTATGTCGTCGACTGGCTCGTTGTACTTCTTTCCCAGCCATCGGATAGCATCAGGGAATGACAGCCGCTGGTGCTCCATCAGGAATTGCACGGGGCCACCCTTATGATCGCAGACGAAGCAACGGTAAGTGTTGCCGTGGTTCTTCTCCGCGATGCTCGACGGCCTCACGATGAAGTTGCCGTCGGTCTTATCGTCGTGGAATGGGCACAAGCCGGTGAGGTTCACGCCCGCCTTGCGGAGCGTCACGAAGTCGCCCACGACATCCTCAATCTTCGCGCGGTCAATGACTCGCTTAACTACGTCGTCAGGTATCTTTGGCATAGGTTGAATATTAGGTTATATGTCCGCTTCACTTTACTATACTAAACCGCTGCGGTTTGCTATATTAAACCGCTGCGGTTTGCTATATTAAACCGCTTTGCTTTACTATACCAAGCCGATGCGATTAAATTTTTGGATTCGATTATCTGTAAAACCCTGGCGAAAACCCCACAAAACCTGAATACCCTCCTCAATCCCCTATATATATTTATATAAATATATATATAGGGGTTGAGGGTTTCGGGGTTTTGCAAGGACTGTATAACCATAACGCGCGTGTGTGCGTGCGAAGGGGTTCAGGGTTTTGATGGTTTCATTCTACTTCCTCGTCGAAGTGAGCGACCTCTTCGGCAGCGTCGGCCAGTATCTTTGCTGCGTCTGCCACATGCTTTGCATCTGAGTTGACACAGTGAAATGAGGTGTTAAACTGTCCTTTACTTCCGGCCATGCTGATCATCGCCTTGAGTATAAATTCATTCTTTGTCATGTCGTTAATCGTTGCTTGGTGCAAATGGTAAATCATTCAATATCGCGTCACATTGCGACGTATTGAGAGTGTATCGGCCATTGATAGGCAGACTGAAAACGCCCGCACTGTTGGCCTCGTTGAAGTATTCCTTGGCTTTCGTCTCGCCAACATGCATCCGCTTCTTCAGTTCCTTCACGATGTTGGAGAAGTACTCGCTATTAGGTGGCGACATGAACTCCAGCAGGTGTTTCACTATCTGCTTCATCAGTGCCTCGCTGCTTTCGGCTGGAGGTGGCGGTGGTGCTGGTGTGTCGCTGATTTCCTGCGGACGGCCCCAACCTTCGACGGAGAGTATCTCGAAGTCCCAGTCTTCGACATCCTTGCCACGGGCTTTCAGTTGCTCGACTGAGAAGTAGATAGGCGGTCGATTGGGCTTCTTGTCTTTCTCCTTGTCAGCCTTATGCTTGCGGACGGCAAACACCTCAGTCACCTTGCGCTGGGCGATACTACCAAGTGAGCCGACCATCTTCTCCGTGGTCGGGTTCTCATGCAGCACGCACCAGGTTGACATATCGTAATGTGTCGCCATGATCATTAGCTCGCGGATGATGGGTGTGCATTCCTTCTGCTCGTTGTAGTCCTCGACAATATCGAGCAGTCCGTCGATGAACATCACGTCTGGCTTGATGACGTAGGCGAGCTTCAGTATCTGCTGCCAACGTTCGGCAGCTGTCACCGTGTCCCTGAGCCTTGCCACCTTGAACCGTTCGCACGGCTCATTGAATGGAATGCCAGCCAGCGAGCAGACGCGGTTCTTAATGGCGATAGTATCATCCTTACCCATCTCTGTGTCGATGTAGAGCACCACGGGCATATTAGGTGGTTCGCCTTCATATTGCATGTTACCGAACTTGCCACAGAGCAGGGTGGCCATCACTTGCGACATAAAAGCCGTCTTGCCGTGTCCGCTCTTACCAGTCACGATGTGAAGTTCGCCACGGTTGGCGAATGGTGTGCCGTTGTGTGATAGCGTCCATCGTGGCGGGTGGTATGGTTCGGCAAAGTCGAGCAGTAAGCCGGAGACATCGACACCGAACCATCCGCGCTCTTTCAGGAAGTCGGGCACAGGCTCAGGTTGCCCTGGCAGGGGTATCTTATTCTCTTCGTTCATAGTTCCTTTTTGAATGTTCTTCGAGGATGGCGTTGCGGTGCTCAGCGAGGTTTCTAAGGGCTTTCTTCATGTATCCCTTTGTGCGGAAAATATCGTCGTAGTCTTCTACGCCACTCGACATTGAATCATACATCAACTGAGGATTACTCCACGTCTCAGTCAATTGCATAAGGCCGTTCTGAATGTTCATGTCCTCTATCGGTTCCAGCTTATAGGTGGCATTTGGCTCGGTCATCAGCAGAGCCTTCTTCCACGCGTCGAGCACGCGCTGAAGCGAGAGGTCTGCGAATATCGCCCTTATCTTATCTTGTCGCGGATAGTTGATATTGGTAACGGCTTTATCGACAGCTGTATTGTAGATACTGACTGCCAACGACAGGCACGCCATAGCTACCATCGGCCATGCTGTATGTTCTGCGTATGGCATTTGATGATGTATCAGGCTCAGACGGTATTTGTTGTGTAGCGACGTAACCAGCGGACGGCTTATCTGATGAGCTTCGGCTCCCATGCCCTTCCAGAACTCGAAATAATCCTTGTCTGTGATATTCTCACCGAACATCTTGCGAGATTCGGGAGTGAGGTCTGCGACATGAAAGAGACGGTTCTTGGTGGCGTATATCAGCCGACGCTCATACTGATGATATTCGTCGATGGCTTTCAGATAGGCTTGCTTCACCTGGTGATGGTAGCGCGGATGAGCGGGTTTGCGCTGACCTGTTTTGTGATCAGTCGCATTCCCGTTGATCTCGCTGAAGCAGTCAAACATGATATTGACAGCGGCATTATTGGCTACTCCAGTCACCGCCTTGACGGTTGATACCGCTGCAAGGAGTTTGTTCTGGAAGTCATCGGATGTCATTAAGATAGTCTTGCTCATAGACTCTCGTGTTTATTGACTCGTTACAAGACTTCCACCCTGTAGGATGGCTCTCAGCGAAGTAGTCGTCAGAATGGGAGATCGTCGCCATTCTCGCCTCCTTCCTGATTCTGTGGTTGTGGTGCTTGTGTCTGAGGTGATGGTGCTGCTGCCTGCTGTTGTTGCGCTTGCTCTTGCTGAGTTGGCTGTGCTACGGGTTGCCCGTTGCGTTTCAGAATCTCAACTTTGTGGGCTTCGTTCTCTCCGAAGAATCTGCCATCGTGCTCATGACCATTGGGATAGAAATACACCTTAACGTCGTCACCCTTCTGGATATTGAACTGCTTGATTCTGTCCTCACCAAATAATCGGAAAACGAAATAATTTGGATTTCTTGCACCGTCCCATACGAAATACTGAAGCACGTACTCCTGAGTCATCCAGGGGTTGCCCGTGCGCTGACTTGTACCGCTCTGCGCTGGCAAAACGGCTAAAATGTTACCTGTGATTGTTAATGCGTCCATAAACTTATTATTTATTATTCATTTTTGCGTCCGCAAACTTCTTGAAGCTGCGGACATCCTTTAATTGTGCATAAGACATTGAACGGTCGGTATAGAACGTCCGATATATCGTCACATGGTGCTCTTTAATAAAGACCGTATGACCACGCAGCCAAGACCCAGGTGTGCGGAATAATATCTGAGTGTGTCGCTCACCATCACGAGGTGGTCGTGTATCGCTCCATCCAGTTGCCACGAACTCGGAAAAGTTGCGCATCACGTTGTAACGGTCAGACATGTCAACACCGAGCCTGTCTTTTTGAGCCATACGCTGAAACAAGTGAGCGGTGTATATATTCACACCTTGCATCTCGTAGCGGACTTCATCATCCTTGTTTGTGCTCTGGATAACCATCGGCATCATCATCGTCATATATTCGGCTGTCATGTGATAGAGCACCGCCCGCGTATAGAAATGAATGCCGTCATTTCTGCGCATCGTAGTCACCCATAGCATCCACTTGTTGCCTGTTTGTGGCGATTCGTAGAAGACAGGCGCAGAGAATGAATAATCTCTGCTGAAGTTTAGCACATCCCAGCTGTCATCGAATATCTTATCTTTCTCTTTTCGCCTGTCTACGTTCTTATTCAGCCAGTACACGGCTTTCGGATAATCTTCCCAAAACTCACGGTCAATGTCTCGCGGTCGTGAGTATTGACTAATCATTTTATGTTTGGATTTTTTTCTGCTTGGGCTTTGATAGCATTCAGAATAGCTTCGTCGTTTCTTTTGCGACCGCTGCTCTTTCCTTTAACCTTTTCAGTTGATCCATCACACTCTGCATCCTTGTCTTTAGCCGCCTTTTTTCCTTTGCTTTTGGAAGGCTGGTTGCCGTCCTCGTCACCGGCATCCTCCTTCTTGGAGGCCTTATTTCCCTTGGCAGATTCGGCTGACTCTTCGAGACTCTTCAGGATGGTGGCTGTATTGGCCAGGGAGTTCAACGTCTGTTCGCTGCGTCTCTGAATGTCGGCTAACTTAGTTGATGTCTCGTCTACCACCTTCTTATTCTTCGCGTGATCGGCTTCGGTGGCTTTGAGTTGTACCTCTATTTGCTCGATACGGTTAACGAGGCCGGATATAGTCTTTTCAGCCTGGGTCACGTATTCGATAGCCTTATCCATACGCTCGATGGTGGTGTTGTACTGGCTCGTGAGCAGTCCTACGCGCTGTTTCAGGGTGCTTACGTCGGTGGCGTAGGCCTCTCCAAGCATCGCGGAGAATAGAGTGCTCAGGATGGTGCCTCTATCCATGTTTGCGGTCTCGCAGAGTCCGACATGAGCGAGGAATCCAGCTAACATGTCAGTCTCGTTAAAATACATGCACTCTGTACCCTCGACGGTTAACGAATAGCCGTTGGGCACGGTCTTCAACAGGATCTTCTTTAGTTCCTTCTTTGCCATAGTTCTCAAAAAATTAAAATGTTAGTATTTGTTGGCTGTGACTTTCACAACCTTTGTTATGTCCTTCTGATGAATCGGTATCATCATCTGCTTTGCCACAGGGGTCTTCCCGTCGGCTTTCAGATATGTACCGTAATACACAAGTGACGGCACTTCAAAAGCCGCCACCTCTATACGGTCCACTCGCATGAGTCGGTAGATGTGACCTTGCACACCGTTCTTACGCTGTATCTTTATTTCCGTGCCTATCACGTCACCGATATCGGCTGGAGCGTTCTGCATCGCATATTCCTTCTTTAATTTGTCGGCTGCTCTGAGAGCGCGGCCATGAATACCGGCTATCTGTTCTTTCATCCTAAACACTGCCGTGCGGTCGGGCAATCGGCTCGCCATCTCGATGTCTATCTTTTGTTGGAGCATCGCTTCCATTTCGGCAAACTTTTTGTCGCTTTCGGCTATCTGTTGCTGTAGTTGATTGTACGTCATAGCTATTCAAATATTAATCTTGATATCCACTCGCCTACACCGAGAATCACCAGCAGGATGATTCCCATCGCTGCGCCAACAGCTATCTGCTGCATGGTGTTTCTGAATCCTACGATCTCTGCGAACTCGCTCCAGTCTGTCTTCTGCTCACGGATGAGCTGATAAATTGATTTTCTCATAAGCCTTTGATTTTAAAATTAAGTAATGATGTAGCCGTGACGGGAATCGAACCCGTGACCTCATCCGCTAAGGATGCGCTCTTACCTACTGAGCTACACGACTTGCCATATATGATTTATCAGAAGCAAAGGCTCATGCAGGTGCCCAACCCTGCCTAAGATACTTGGTTATTCGCTCATGGACATATAGCGAACCCTCGCTCCATCTGTTCGTTCTGTTAAATACACCACTATTACCGTGGCTCATTCGGCCTACTCATTGATGCCCCACTCTTCCCTCGGCCTTACACTACTACCTTCCCGCCTTATTCTTTGCGTATCGGGGTCAACTCGTGACCACTGCGGGGGTCGGAACTTACCTCTGTTTCGTCTGGATGTACTCACGGATTGAATACCGTCTGTTTCCATACCTTCTGCTTTCAAGGTCTCTTTCGATGCCGTTTCGCGCCGTTCACTCCTGCCGTTGGTACACCAGGTGATAACCTGCGCCATGATTCATCATTCTGCCTACTTACTCGGGATTGCACGCTGCACGTCCCTCGGCGTTGGTGGAGGTAGCAGGATTCGAACCTGCGGGTTGTGCTATGAGCTCTTGTCGCATCTGTGCCAGTTGCATATCCGCTCTCTGGTGCCTTCAACCACTCGGCCATACCTCCAAAATGTTATCCTGTAATATTTTCACCTTCTTTCGTAGTCTCTTGAAAAACCTGTCTATTCTCCCGAACCGGCAGGACCAAAAGCTATGTCAAATCAGAAAAACAATCTCTAAAAGACCGCCCGCTGGCGACACAAAACATAGAAAAAAATCTTCTAAAACATGTACTTTATGCAATTCATTACTTATGTGGTTTCTTTCAATTCTTTTATCCTTCCGTCCTCAACCATCTCCAGTATCTCATGCAGAGGATAGAGCCAGCCCTGTGCGTGCTCCACGCCCTGCGGGTCGCGCCAAATCACCTGGGTGCGGTTGAACATCTTGCCATGATCCTTCAGGAACCTCGGAGTCAAAGTGCCCACATGCTCGCAAAGAACTTCAGCCGTTACCCACTTCTCGCAGTAACGCTTCATTATCTTCGTCATCACCTTCTCGATGATTGCGAGCACCTTGGCTTCGAATGCACTCCAGTTGATACTCATTTCAATTCACTTTTTGTTGATTCCACCACCATCTCGAGAATGCGTCTCCGGCAGAAACGAATCTCTTACCTTCTTTTGCAAGTTTCTCGGCTATTTCTTTTTCGATATCCGTCATCTCTCTAACATTGGGATGATACCTTCTTTCTTTAACTCTTCGTAGAGGAACTTGCGCCCCGCCTGAGTCCATTCGGTGTGCATCACCGTATCTGGTCTGCCATCGGCTCTTGTGATGTCTATGGTACGGCTTGAAACGAATCCCTTATCTTTGTATGGAGCATAAAGTGTCCACTGACCATTACAACTATATTGGATGCGCATGTCAGCCAGCTTCTTATTCAGAGCCTTGCCGCTCATACCGTAATCCTGCGCAATCTGTGTGATTGTCAGCAGAGCACGGCTTCTCATGATGATATCGAGATAGTTTCTGTCGTTCTTCAGTTCTTGATTCTCGGCTATGAGCTGAATGTTTTCATTTTCGAGTCTCACATTCTCCTTCTTTAGTTCGCGGTTCTCAATCTGCTTGCGCTCGATAGTCTTGTGGGCGATATCGAGAGCACGCGCCATGATTTCCTCGTCACTCAATCCGTTGGCAGCGATATAACCACCATTCTTGCGGATGCTTGGCAGAACCTCACCACATACCCAATCCTGGAATGGCTCAGCCTGTGGCTTGTCGCTTCTCATGATAACCTTATAAAGATTCATTTCGTTGATGAATGTCATATCAGTCTCACGCATGGCTGGTGTGCCGTCGTTCTTCGTGCCTGTCTGTACCCATACCTTAATTGAAGTAACCCCAGGGTCACTGAGTCTGCTCTTCACCCTTGATACCTGGTCAAGCTCCAACACCTTACAGATGTCATTTAGACAGAACAGAGGATTCTCTGCTGTGCCCGATGTACGGATTTCTCCGAACTGGTCATTCTTAAAGATTGTGATCTCGCTCATATTTTCTCTGAATTAGTTGCTATTTGATTCTTGTTACACTCACTGCTGAAGCCTTGTAATCTTTGCGATGCGTCCATTTTCCTTTCCCTTCATTCTTTAGCTGAGTCAGGGTAGAAGCAACTGATTGCAGCTTCGATTTGTCGATAAGAGTAAAGATGCGCGCCTGTCCGATGTGCATCCCCAGAAGCTCTTCCCTTGTTACTTTTTCCTGTGCCATTTACTTAAACTTTATTAATTTTCTAACGTTTTTGTTAGATAATCGGGAGAAAAGCCGTATATTTGCAATCCATACACTCGCCAAAGTGTTGCAAAGTGGCTCGTTCCGCTTTTGCTGAAAAGGTGAACTTCACCTGACGGCTATTCTTGTGCCCGATTACTAACTTTATTAACTTGGGTGCAAAAGTATAAAACTTTCTTTAGATTACAAACAATTATCTAAAAAAGTTGTTAGATTTTAAGAATAATTAATAAATAAAGTTTTATATTTATGTTAGATAGGCAGAAAAGACTGAATGAAGTGTATGAGCATCTACACAAATATTGTGGTGTTCATACTAAGAGTGAATTTGCTGATTACATCAAGTATGCTCGTGCGTATGTGTCCTCTGCGCTAAATGGAAATGAAAAGTACTTGACGGACAAACTATTCATAAATATATGCGAGGCATACCCGCAGACATTCAACCTCAACTACCTCCTGAATGGCGAGGGTAGTCTGCTGACTATCGAGGAAGAATTATCTATTGAGAATATACAAAAGATGTCTGCTCCGACGTTACCGCCAGCCATTGACACATCCTTCATGATTGAGAAAGCTGTGGAAAAAGCAACGGCTTATGCCGACAAGACTATTGCCGTGCTCGAAAAACAGGTTGAGGATAAAGACAGGGAGATAGACAGATTACTTCGTCGCATCCAGGAACTTGAAACAATCGCCAAATTCTATAAGGATAAAAACCCACTCGAAGACTATCCCTTCGATATGGGCGTAGCTGATAGAGGTGATAAAAATACCACGCACGTATGATTCTATATAATATAATAGTTTTAACCGTGATAATCGTTATCCTGGGGAAATGTTTTACCAATGTTTTCCCAGCCATACCATGCGAAACACGGTTAACCTATTTACATACAATCAATTACGTCGAATCGCGCATAGCCCCAAACGGATCACCTTTCGGGAGCACGGGGATATGCAGAAAATCAATGCATCCGCCTTAAAAACAGGGAGTTAACGTTAAAAACGAGAGATTATGAAAGAATACAAAACAAGACAAAATGTGACATTTTTAGCCCAAATGTTTTACCAATGTTTTACCGCAGGGTATTTCGGGGGTAAAACATAGGGATAAAACGGTAAAACAGTAAAACATAAAGGAAATCTATGATAACAACGAATATAATATTTGATAGGAAAAAGCAATCAAAGGCTCTCGGAGTCGGTACGCTGGAGGTGAGAATCACGGCTGAGCGGAGGTCATACTATATAAGTACAGGCATCCGCGTGCGTAAAAGCGAATGGA